CTAGAAAAAGCAATCCACTATCTACAAAATGAGCTTCAACATGCAACACGCGGAGGAGTTCCGACACAAGTTCGGAGTCCCTATCAACCGCCAACAACGTTCTACACAGAAGACTTTGATCGTTGAAGAGGTCAAAGAGTTTCTTGAGGCAGAGCAAACAATGATCAACGGCTTCACTCGCAATGAGTCTGAATGCCTGAAAGAACTAGCAGATGTTGTCTATGTCTGTTTTCAATTCGCCTCTGTGATGGACTGGGATCTCGATGAAGCTCTCCGTCGTGTCCATCAATCAAACCTTTCTAAACTTGATGATGAAGGCAAGCCTGTGTTGCGTGCTGATGGCAAGGTAATGAAAGGTCCTAACTACCAACCACCCGACTTGTCTGACCTTGTATGTCTGAAGTAATCGCCCGCACGGGTCGTGTCCAATCATGGATTGATGACCCAACTTCTCGACTACCAGTGAGCTGCACTGTGTTTGTCGTCGATAACGAAATGGAGGGACCAGAAGGTATTGAAGCCTCCTGGCGTTTCGTCTCACATGCTCTCCGCTATGGAGCAGGCTGTGCTGTCCATCTCTCTCGTCTTGACCCCAAAGGATTTGAACGTCCTTCAGGAGTCACCGCATCAGGACCGGTTAGTTTTGGAAAAATCTATTCCTCTCTCAATGAGATCCTCCGACGTGGAGGAATTTATAAGAATGGTGCTGTGGTCCTCCATTTGGACCTTAATCACCCTGACTCTCTTGAATTTATACAAGCACCACGTCATGAACTCCCTTGGGTTAAACGATGCATCAACATTACAGATGAATGGTGGCAGGCGTGCCCTTTTAAGGAGGAACTACTCTTTGCTATTAAGGCGGGAGACATTTGGCTCAACAAAGTAAAGTATGATGATGAAGGAAACCGAATCAGAGGAAACGTTTGTCTTGAAGTGTACTTGCCATCTAGAGGGACCTGTCTCTTGCAGCACATCAATCTCGCTGCCTGTGATGTGGACGGAATACCAAAATCTTTCGCTGATGGTATGTTCGAATTGTGTGAACTCCATGGTCGCACAGGTGTTGGCGAATCAGGAGAGTACCTGNCTCCCNAAGTGGACCGTCAAGTNGGACTCGGGATGCTTGGTCTTGCAAACTTGCTCCGNCGCCTCCGAATTAGCTACTCTGCTTTCGGAGAGGGTCTCGATCGAGTAAATGCAGGTATCCGAGAAGACAAACCAGAAGATGAACTTGCCCTTAAACTTGAGGAAGGAATTGAACGAGCTGCACGAATCGCTAAAGGACACAACATGGTTCGTGCGTTTGCTATCGCTCCTACTGCTTCCTGCAGTTATCGGTCCACCGATCNTGATGGCTTTACATCTACGCCCGAAATTGCGCCCCCGATCAGCCGAACTGTTGACCGAGATAGTGGTACGTTCGGCGTACAAACATATGAATATGGAGACGTTGAAATCGCCTCCGAAGTCGGCTGGTACGCCTATAAGCGTGTCGCTGACGGCATCATGACGATGCTGAATAAGACTGGACTTCTGCACGGTTACTCCTTCAATTCATGGAGTGACATGGTGACCTATGATGAGGATTTCATCGCAGAGTGGCTGAGATCGCCCCAGACTTCACTTTATTACTCTTTACAGGTGATGGGTGACGTACAGGATAAGAGCGATGCTTATGCAGCACTCAGTGAATCCGAAGTAGACGATTACCTATCGCATTTGTTAGAGGCACCTGAACCTCAATGCGATTGCCAAGAATGAACCCTTATCAGAAATTAATTGAACGAAAGCGTAAGTGGACACCTGTTGCTATGGAAGCAGGTCCACTCAAAGAGGGTGCGGAAGAAGTAATTCACCGTGCCCTTGCACTTCGCCATATGGAACTGCCCGTTGGTGATTTTATCTTGGAAGGTCTTGAGAAAGGCGTTCCCGAAGCAGCACGTACTTTATTGGAGATGAACGTTGATGACGAACGAAATCATGACCTCGCTCTGGGATACGCAGCGAGCTCGCATGGCACAGATGAAAAAGCTGAAGCAGAGGCGCTCCGTCTCCAGCAAGCTTGGATTGATCACCCAGACCACACCGTTTGCAANGCAATGGTGGCTGAGAGAAGCATCTTCTTTGTTATCCTCCCGATGTTTCGATTCCTTGGTGACGCTGGACTGAGGACTGTCTCTGCTGACATTAGCAGGGATGAGCAAATTCATGTTGCTGCTAACTCGTTAGTATGCCGTGAATTGGGTCTTTCACACTCACCATCACTGGATAAACTCCGGAAAGCCACAATGAGCTGGCTGTTAGAACCACTAGGTAATAATACTGAGGACAAATATTTGGACAAAAAATTTTGGTTCAAATCTAGCGATAATTTAATGTACACTGGCAAAGCACCCGAGTTTTCTGTGACACGCAGTGCTCGGATGCCAGCCTTCTTTGAGCATAGCAATGTCAACCTCCCTCAGTACGCTTGAAGCGTTCGGGATGGAAGCACGAGCAGTACTAACTGAACTCGAAGAACTTTTCCCACCCGTTAACCCTAGTCCTGCTGACAGCATTAACACAATTATGTATCGGTCAGGACAACGCTCAGTCATTGAGTATTTGAAAACTAAATTGGAGAATTAAAATGTGTATTGGAGGTTCAAGACCTANGCCACCANCNCCNCCCCCGCCTCCCCCGCCGCTACCACCAGCTCCTCCACCGCCACCACCGCCGGCTCCACCACCGACACCTGCAGCACCGCTTCAGGATCCTGGTGATGCTCGTAGCAGGAGTGTAAGTCCTAATGATTCACGTCGTTCAAAACTTGCACGTCGTGGTAAGCGGAGCTTAAGTATTGGTGTTAACACTGGAGGATCTAGTTCCGCTGGTGGTTCTACAGGAGTAAGTGTGTGAAGAAAGGTAAGGCACAGATGAGGTATGAAGCCCTCCGAAGCTACCGGGAAGAGTTCCTGGATGTAGCAGTGGAGTGTTCAACCCTCACTCTTCCCTATCTCATCCGTTACGACGATCGCAAACACGAAACCTTTAAGACTCTGTACACCCCATGGCAGAGCGTGGGTGCCAAAGCAGTGACAACCTTGGCTGCCAAGCTGATGCTTGCACTGCTGCCTCCCCAAACAACCTTCTTTAAACTGCAGGTCAATGACTCTAAGATTGGAGTTGATTTACCTGCAGAAGCAAGGAGTGAACTTGATGTATCCTTCTCTAAGATTGAGAGGATGGTCATGGATAAGATCAATGCTTCTTCTGACCGTGTGGTTATTCACCAGGCAATGAAGCACTTGATCGTTGGAGGTAATGCCCTGATGTACATGGGTAAGGATGGTATCAAACACTATCCTTTGAACAGGTATGTGGTACAACGTGATGGCAACGGTAACGTCATTGAGATAGTTACAAAAGAATTAATTGACAAAAAATTAGTAAAGGACATCCCTGAACCACGTCCCAATGCTGTTGGTGATGATGGTCATAAGATGGGAGGCATCGAAGATGATGTAGAGATCTACACTCACGTCAAGCTTGATGGAGGACAGTGGAAATGGCACCAGGAAGTATGGGGTATGACTATCCCTGATTCCCGTGGTTCTGCTCCAAAGAACTCTAGTCCTTGGATTGTCCTACGGTTTAACACCGTTGATGGAGAAGACTACGGTCGTTCCCCGAGTAGAAGANTTCATTGGTGACTTACGTGCACTTGAATCACTCTCTCAGGCACTCGTAGAAGGCTCTGCAGCAGCCGCAAAGGTTGTCTTTGTAGTGTCACCNTCATCGACCACTAAACCACAGACTCTAGCCCAAGCTGGCAACGGTGCCATTGTCCAGGGTAGACCTGATGACATTGGCGTCGTTCAAGTTGGTAAGACCGCTGACTTTGCTACAGCATCTCAGATGGNTCAATCACTAGAGCGTAGGATTGGTGATGGGTTCTTGCAACTCAACATCAGNCAATCAGAGCGTACTACTGCTGAAGAAGTACGACTCACACAACTAGAACGTCGAACAACAACTCGGTGGTATCTTCTCCCTGTTGACTGTAGAGTTCTTGGTTCCTTATCTGAACCGAACCATGATGGTACTCCAACGTAACCGAGAGATTCCTAAGATCCCTAAAGGTCTTGTGAATCCTTCCATCGTTGCTGGAGTTAATGCTCTTGGTCGTGGACAGGATAGGGAATCACTCACTCAGTTCATTACAACCATCGCTCAAACGATGGGACCTGAGGCACTTGTTAAGTACGTTGATCCAAGTGAGTACATCAAACGACTCGCTGCTGCTCAAGGTATTGACATGCTGAATCTGGTTAAGGACGAACAGATGCTCCAACAAGAAATGGAGCAGCAGCAAGCTGCATCTCAGCAGCAGTCTCTCGTAGACCAAGCCGGACAACTGGCTGGGTCTCCCTTAGCAGATCCATCCAAAAACCCTGCATTAGGAGAAGCATTAGATGGAGGAGGAATCGAAGCTGAAGGTGGAGGAGGGGACGAAGAAACCCCGCTCCCCCCGCAAGCGTAAAGTCTATCCTAAGAAAGCTGAAGGTGGCTTAGATGTCGCCGGCAGTGAACATAAATACAAGGAAGCACACGAAAATAAGTATGCTCCTAAAGAAAAAATCGGTACACCCACCCTTGGCCGATCGCCTAACTACGTTACGACTGTTGGCCTAGGTGGAGTCAAAGTAATCACCAATGGCAGAATTGAGTATTGATATGGAACAGGGACGCCCTGAGTTCAGTGAAGAGGAGCTTGACTCCCTTCAACGTGGCGAACAAGCTATGGCTGATCAACAGGAGATGCTCGCTGGGAAATTTAAAGATGCAGAAGAGCTTGAGAAAGCTTACATCGAACTACAGAAAAAACTAGGTACACGTGATGAACCTGAAGNACAACAAGAAGAGCTGCGGGAAAACCGAANCCTCCGAAGAAGTAGAGGTAACCCCTGCTCAAGAACTAATCACTAGTGCATCAGCTGAATACTATGAGAAAGGTGAACTGACTCCTGAAACTATGGAGCGGTTCAAAGAGATGAGTTCTTCTGAACTTGTTGAGACCTACCTCAAGATGCAGCAAGAGCAACCACAGCAACAAGCTGAGGCAGCACGTGATCTTACAGATGCTGAGACAAATACCATCTACAATCAAGTAGGTGGTGAGGCATCATACAATAACCTGATGGAGTGGGCAGGTGAAAACTTACCCGAATCCTACACCCAAGCATACGATGATGTGATTGATAAGGGTAATCCTTATGCTATTCAGATCGCTCTTGCTGGACTACAGTCCCAGTATGAAGCAGCTAACGGTGTTGAAGGTAACCTCCGTACAGGACGTGCGGTAGTAGAGAAATCGGATACCTTCCGTTCTCAAGCTGAGGTTATTCAAGCTATGAATGACCCACGGTATGAGTCTGACCCTGCATACCGTCAAGATGTGTTCCAAAAACTGGAACGGTCAGAAATTTCTATGTAAACACCCTTAAAAATTCATGAAAAAAATTTTCGCCCTTTCTGCAGCTTCCGTTTTGATGGCTGCCCCTGCTTTCGCCGGTGTCTATGGCAACGTTGAGAGCAACACTGGCTTTGCCACCGGTTCCTTCGACTCCAGTCTCCTGGAGACCCATGTTGGTTATGAAGGTGACTTCGATTCCGAGGATGCCTCCTGGTATGTCCAAGGTGGTCCTGCCTTCGGCTTCATTGGTGATGAAGAGAACACCCAACTGGTGTCCGGTAAAGTTGGTGCCGCCTATGATCTGACCGAAGACCTGACTGGCTACGGTGAAGTGTATGCCATCTCGTCTGATGACTGGGATGTGTCTGATCTGAACCTCGGTCTGAAAGCTGGT